GCGGCGTTCTGAGACCTCGCCAGGTCAGCTGCGGCCTTCTCAGCTGCGCGGTATTCGTTGATCTTGTGTACCAGCTCAACCGCCTGCGGAGTGCTAACACGACCCAGCTGCTCAGGCGTCAGGAGCAGGTTAGCCGGCAGGCCGGACTCAGGGTTCAGCGCGTTGCGGAGCTCGTCAACCAAGTGCGGGAAGCCGAGGTCTTGGGCCGCGCTCGCATCTACGTTGTACACCATAGTTTCGGGCGGAACCTTAGCGAGCCAGGGCATGGTCTCAGCGTTGTACGGGTACTCCGCCATCAACTGCTGCCCAGCTGTGCGAGGCCTAACGACCGCGTCTGAAAGATTTTCCCACTGACGAGCGATTGCGGATCGCCCCATCCCAGTTTCAGGCATACCGGCTTCAGCCCGACGAGCTCGCATAGTGCTCTCCCGGAACAAAGAGGCAGGCATCGCTTCCGGATCGTAATGCGTAACCCCACGCTCAGCCAGGGCACGAATGGGGTCTTCCGGGGTGCCCATCTCGTTACGCATGTACTTACCGAGCTTCGCGTCAAGCCATTGGTTCAGAGCCCTGCGAGGGTCGTGAATAGCACGGGCTTGCGCAAAGACTTCCGGAGCAGATTCAGCCGCAAGCCTCGCGTAACCTTCATCATTCAGAGTTGTCTGCTTCAGCGGAGCGATAGCCTCCTCAACCGAGCCGGTGAGCCAATTGCCACCCTTCGGCTTAATGACGTGTGCGGGAACCCCGGACTGTAGGAACTCACGCCCAGCGCGACTCACAGCGGAGGGCAGTGCGGCCAGGGCACGCAACGGCGAGCCGGGACCGTTGTAGAACCCACCAGCCAGCTGCGCCCCGGAGGTAGCGGCTCGGCCGATAGGAGTCTCGCTCACCGAGCGCAGAGGCAGTCGTCGCTCAACATCCTCCGAGGTCGGCAGGATGGTTCGCTCCGACAAGCCGGGCAGCATGCGCACCAGTGACTCAAGGTCCCCGGGAGCTCCCGCCACACCGGACAGGAAGCCACGCAGGGCTGCGAGCGGCGCATCGGCCGAGGCTCGGCGGTCCTGCTGCGACTCGGGACGCCGTCCGGCGCTACGATACCCGATGTACGGGCGGTTCATATCTTCATCGGCCACAATTGCACTCCTTCATTTGCGCGAGACCGCCGTGGGCTTTGTTAATCCACGGTCTTCCCGGAGTCTGGGTCAGAGCAGAGCGTTCCGCCAGCTGGTTCACCAGGTTTTCCAGCTCAATTTGAGAGCTTGCTCGGCGAGCCAGTTCAATACCCAGAGCGTTGTTATGTAGATCCTGCCGATAGTCTGGAGGCATCTGTCCCACGCCTAGCAGGGTCTTCAATGCAGCCAACGGAGAGGTCCGGTACTCGTGCCACCGACCCAGACGCTCTGCCCATTCAGGGCCGTACTTACGAGCGAGGGTTCCAGCCGCGAGCATATGACGAGCGGCATCACGCGCATCGTCTTGACCTTGCATACCGGGGTACATTTCATACGCAACGTTAGCCGCGTAGTCCGGTACAGCCGGCAACCAGGGGGTATCTTGGGGCATATCGTTCTCCTGTTACCACTTGACCTTGTCGGCCCAATACGCCGCACTGGCCGGACCTTTGGCGATGTTCTTGGCATGCCGAGCCTTGAAGCTCTCGCGCTTGGTAGTCATCTTGGACGACTCGCCAGCCTTGGGCTTGCCAGCGGTCTTAGCGCCCTGCTCGCCGAAGCGAATAATCTTCTCCTTCCCGTCGTAGCATGCCTTCACCACGTGGGACTTCTCCGGGTGCGCGGGGGTGCGCTTGGGCTGGTTGCACGCCATCTCCGACTTCTTTACGGGCTTGGTAGCCATCTCGCTTAACTCCTATGCTGAACTATCCCGCAGCGATAACTCTACACTGCGTACGGATTGGCTCGCTCCTTAGACCATCCCCTGGGCTCGTCGCGCTCGGCGGCTTCGGGCAGTTCGAACCACCGCTGATCCTTCAGATAAATAATCGCCTGGCTGAAGGTATCGCAATAGTCGTCGTGCTCGGCGACCGGGAACTTGGCGAGCTGCTTCAGGAAGGGCTGCGCCCAGCTCACGGGCTGGCCGGGGTTCTTCTGCGACTCCGGTATCCACAGCAAGTTCCAGCTCAAGAGTTGGGCAGCTTGATGCGCTCTGGCTATCTTGTCACTTGCCCCGGGATTATACGCCACAACTGGAATACGGGCAAGCCGCAGGTCCTGAATGAGCGACTGTCCGCTCGCCTTGGCTTCCACCAGCACACGGTCGGGCTTGCGCGGTCGGCTAACGTGCGAGCCCTTCACCGTCACGCCTCCGTACTCGGTGCTGTAGTCGGTGATGGCGCGCTGGCGCAGGTCCGGGTAAGAAAGGTGCTCGTCCCAGGCATCCAGCAACATAGCCTGCCGTACCCCCTTCAGCGTGAAGATACCCCACACCGTGCAGGCGGTCGGGTCTCCGCTGGTCTTCTCCGTGAATGCACAGTCGTAGGACTGCAGCACGTACTCCAGCTGCGGCGTGGACTTGTGCGCAGGCCAGAGCTGGAAGCACTTGGTGTTCAGCAACCCACCCTCAGTCGGAGTAGGATCCTGGGCAAGTTGCCCACTGGAACCGTAAGCTCCCAGGAGCTGCTTGAGCTGCGTGACGCTCTTGTCGTCAAACATCTCAGGCCAGAGCAGTTCACCCTTCGTCTGCCGAGGATCGTACGAGCCGAGGAACGTTTTACGGCGCACTCCGTCGTATTCCATCGGTATACATAGATGCTCGTATCCGCTCAGGTCAGCGATGATGTGCCCGGTGACGTCGCGTTCATGTAGCCGCTGCATCACGACCACGGTACTAGCACCTCGAGACTGGCCACGAGTGGAAAGAGTGCGGTCAAACCATTCCAGCGCAGTCTCCCGTTCGGCATCGCTCTCAGCCTGACGAGCGTTGTGCGGGTCGTCCACGATCTTACGGTCCGGGTGTTCACCCGTAGCACGACCGCCAACGGAGGTCGCCATCCGCCATCCACCAGCAGTAAGGGCATACTTGGTCTTCTGGTCTTCACCGGGCTTAATCACGACCTTGTCACCCCACCGCTCCCGGTACCATTCCGAGGTGATGACGTCTCGGGTCTTGGCCGCGTCCCGGATGGACAGGTCAATGCCGTAACTAGCACTCATCGTGCGGATTGAAGGGTCATTCACCCACTCCCACGCAGGCCACGCCACCGAGGTCAGAATGGACTTCATGCAGCCGGGAGGAATGTTAATCACCAGGTTCTTGAGCTCACCACGGCTGATTGCTTCTAGGTGTTCGGCAATCGCGTGGAGGTGCCAGTTGTCCCGGAACTGCTGCCCCGGCTCAATGATCTCGAAGCTCTGGCGCGTGAAGTCCATCAGGTTGCGTTCGGCCAGCCTGCGTTCACGTTCTTTCTTGATTAGATCCAGCATTACTGCCGGGGGATGAGGTAGGTTCATAGCTTTACCCATTCATTGTGGCCGCTAGACTTGGAATGGCGAGCAGCGTTTCCGCGATTAGTTTCCATACCACACACTGCGCATTTCATTCGTAACTTACAGGTTTCCACTCCACCTTTCTTACCGCCTTGGGACGCGTACTGAACCAGGATATGCGCGTTCATCGGCCCAGCAACGGCTCCGCCAAGCTTACCAGCCTTGCTACGGTTTTCGAAAGTACCATTAGCTCCCCCGCGCAGACCGCCTTTAACGGCCGCTGAAGAGCGACCTTCCGAGTCTTTCGCAGAGTTAGTCTTAGCGATACCGCGAGCGATGTCGTCAGGGTGGATAGCTTTACCGTTTGCCCTGTTGTAAAACTCATCTGACTTCACGGCATCGTGCAGTTCCAGCAGCGAGTGTTCAACACGAATGATATAATCCCTGTCGCCGATGACGATGATCTGTTTCTCGAACCGGCTCGGGTCTTCTTTGAACAGCTTGCGGACGATTGAACTGCTGGTAAAGTAAGTCACACCTAAATCATCAGGATGAGCACCTTTAGCGTATCTAGCACCGATGTAACGCTTCCCGGTCAGCTTGTCCGTAAGACGGTACACATAAGCGTTGGGATTCATACCCGATACCCGTTTTTAAACAGCCACCTAAGCAACCCCCTACACATTTGGTAGCCGAGGGCAAAACCCCACAAAAACGTTAGGTCTAGGAGCCAGCCGGTGCTCATTTTGCCACCGCCTTGCTCATCAGCAGCTGCATCTGCGCCAGCTCA